ATATGGCTTTAAATGTTGAAACCATAAAAATAAGTCAAAGAACCTTATCAATTTTACAAAGCATAAAAAAATAAAATATGAAAACAAGCGTAATTAATCAAATCAAAACACTTTTAGGAATGGAAGTTAAATTGGAAACAATGAAATTAATGGACGGAATAACAATTTTTGAAGCTGATGCTTTTGAAACCGACAAAGAAGTTTTTATTGTAACTGAAGACGAACAAAAAATTCCTGTTCCGATTGGAGAATATGAATTAGAAGACGGACGTATTTTAGTTGTAGAAGTTGAAGGAATTATTTTAGAAATAAAAGAAGTTGCAACTGAAGAAGAAGTTGTTGAAGAAACGCCAGAAGTAGAAGAAGAAGTTGAAGCACAAGCAACACCGAGCGCAAAAAAGACAATTGAAAGCGTAGTTAAAGAAACGTTCTTTGCAGAAATAGAAAAATTAACACAAGAAAATATAGAGTTAAAAGCACAAATCGAATTACTATCGAAAGTTGAAGAAGTTGCAACTGAAGCAACCGAACTTACCGAAGTAAAACCTATTGCATTTAACCCTGAAAACACGAATGAAGTTGAACACTTTCAATATGGTTCAAAGAGACCACGTTCAATAATGGATTCAATTATAGAAAAAATAAACAATTAGTATTAACAATTTAAAAACTTAACAAAATGCCATTTGGTTCAAACCCAGTAATTACTACAACTTACGCAGGTGAGTTTGCAGGTAAGTATTTAGCAGCCGCTTTATTAAGCGCACCAACATTAGAGCAAGGCGGAGTATCTATACTTCCGAACGTTGCTTACAAACAAGTTATGCAAAAAGTAGCTACAGGTGACATCGTAGCAAACGCAACTTGTGATTTCACAGCTTCAGGAACGGTAACACTAACTGAAAGAGTATTAACAACAGAAGAATTTCAAGTAAATTTACAACTTTGCAAGTTAGACCTTGCACAATCTTGGCAGTCAGCAAGTATGGGTTATTCAGCGTTCAAAACGTTGCCTAAAACTTTTGCAGACTTTTTAATTGCACACGTAGCAGCTAAAGTAGCAGCTAAAATTGAAACTACAATTTGGAACGGAACAAACGCAACAGCAGGAGAATTTGCAGGATTTAAAACTTTGATGTTAGCAGACGCAGACGTTATCGACGTTTCTTCTCCATTGACAACAACTTTAGACGCAACAACTGTAATTGGCGAAATAGGAAGAACAGTAGATTTAATTCCAGCTTCACTTTATGGAAACGAAGGATTAAGAATTTATGTATCTCAAAAGATTGCTAAATTGTACGTTCGTGCTTTGGGTGGTTTTGCAGCTTCAGGTTTAGGGGCAAACGGAACAAACACACAAGGTACACAATGGTACACGAACGGAAGTTTATCTTATGATGGTATTCCAATTTTTATGGCTAACGGACTTGGTGCAAACAATATGATTGCAACAACAGTTGATAACCTTTATTTTGGTTGCGGACTTTTAAATGACAATTCACTTGTGAAAACTATTGATATGGCGGATATTGACGGAAGTAACAACGTTAGAGTTATTTTACGTTACAACGCAGGTATTCAATACGGTATTGGTTCAGACGTAGTTCTTTACGGAGTATAATTAAATAAAAAGCGTAGGAAACTGCGCTTTATTTTATTCATAATTTAAAAACAAAACGAAATGGCTTGTCTTTTAACAAAATCAAGGGCTGAAGTTTGCAAAGAATTTGTTGGTGGTATAAAAAGTATTTACTTTATAAACTATAACAATGATGCTAATTTAGTTCCAACTTATAGCACAACCGCAGGAGCAGAAGATAGTATTGCAACTATTACAGGTGTAACATCACTTTATAAATACGATTTAAAAGGTGCAAACTCTTTTGAGCAAACAATAACAAGTTCAAGAGAAAACGGAACTACTTTTGTAGAACAAACTTTAACTTTTACAATTAAAGGTTTAGACGCTGTTGCTACAAAGCAAATGAAATTACTTGCTTGGGGACGTCCACAAGTTGTAATTAGAACCAATGCTAATAATTTCTTTATAGCAGGTTTATTTAATGGAATGGACGTAACAACAGGGCTTATTTCAAATGGTACTGCGTTTGGTGACCTAAATGGTTACACAATGACACTTGTAGGACAAGAGAATATTCCTGCAAATCACTTAAACGTTGCTCAAACATTAAGCAATCCTTCAACAGACGCTCAATTATTAGCTGTCTTTACAGGAGCATCAATAGTTGCTTACTAAAATTAAAAAAATTATTTTTAAAGCCGTTCTTCACAGTTCGGCTTTTTTTTTGTCTAAAAAAAGAACAAAAACACGAATATTTAATTATAACTATATGATAGTATTAACACCTTCAGGAAGTCCGCAAACATTTAGTTTTATTCCAAGAGACAATACCTTTAATGTTATGGAACTTACAGACGAACAAACAAACGTAACAACGCCTGTAGCGATTACTTCAAGAACTGTTGGAGACTACATTTATACAATTACAGCAACCTTTGGTTTAGTAGAAGGACATTTTTACAATTTAGTTTTAAGAGTAGGTACAACCATAATATATAAAGACCGAGTATTTTGCACCGCACAACCATTAGTTACATTTTCGGTTAACAACAATCAATATGTAAGTAATTCAACAACAAATGATTTTATAGTATATGAATAATTTACACGTTTTAAATTTGTCGGCTTATACGTCACCTGTTATTTCGGAAACAAACCGAGAAAATTGGGTTGACTTTTTAACCGAAGACGGAGACCAATACTTTCAATTCTTAATTGAACGGTATTCTAATTCAACAACGAACAACGCTATTATAAACAACGTAGCGCGATTAATATACGGAAAAGGTTTAAGTGCATTAGACGCTAACAAAAAGCCAAACGAGTACGCACAAATGATGTCTTTATTTCACAAAGAAGACGTACGCAAAATGGTTTTGGATAGGAAAATGTTTGGACAATTTGCTATACAAGTACATTATAATGACAAGCACGACAAAATATTAAAAGCATATCATATTCCTGTTAATCTTTTACGAGCTGAAAAATGCGACAAAGACGGAAACATAACAGGTTATTATTATTCGGACAATTGGGACGATACTAAAAAGTTTGCACCAATTAGGTTTAATGCTTTTGGATATAGCAAAGACAAAATAGAAATACTTTATTCAAAACCTTATTCGGTTGGAATGAAATATTACGCTTATCCGGACTATCAAGGTGCAGTTCCTTATACACTTTTAGAAGAAGAAGTTGCAGACTATTTAATTAACGAAGTTCAAAACGGATTTAGTGGAACTAAAGTTGTAAATTTTAATAACGGAATACCAACGGACGAACAGCAAAGTATTATTTCAAATAAAGTTTTAAGCAAGTTAACAGGTTCACGCGGACAAAAAGTAATTGTAGCTTTTAACAACAACGCTGAAAGTAAAACAACAGTTGAAGATATTCCGTTAAACGATGCTCCAGAACACTACACTTATTTAAGCGAAGAATGTTTACGCAAAATAATGTTAGGACACAATATTACAAGTCCGTTATTATTTGGTGTTGCTTCAACAAACGGCTTTTCAAGTAACGCAGAAGAATTAAAAAATTCAAGTATTCTTTTTGACAATATGGTTATACGACCATTCCAAGAAGAACTATTAGATGCTTTTGATAGCATTTTAGCTTACAACGGAATTGCTTTAAAGTTATTTTTTAAGACTTTACAACCACTTGAGTTTACGGACTTGGAAAACACGCAAAACGAAGAACAAGTTGCAGAAGAAACAGGAACAGAATTAAGCGCACATACAAACCCATTAATTGATTTAGGCGAAGAACCACAAGACAATTGGATTTTAATAGATGAAAAGGAAGTTGACTACGACACAGATGACGAAGAAAACGAGTTGTTGAGTAAAGAACCAAAACAAAGTTTATTAAACAAAATTGTAAACTTGGTTTCTACAGGAGACGCAAGACCAAACATAACAAGTAAACAAGACAAAACTATTGACGGGGTAAAGTTTGTTGTTCGTTATAAATACGAAGGCGAAGTAACGGACAATCCACGTGAATTTTGTACACAAATGGTAAAAGCAAACAAGATTTACCGTAAAGAAGATATTTTAAATATGAGTACACAAGTTGTTAACGCAGGTTGGGGGCCAAAAGGAACAGACTACTATTCTATTTGGTTATACAAAGGCGGTGGAAATTGTCACCACAGGTGGAATAAACAAGTTTATGCAGTCTTTGAAGGAACAGGATTAAACATAACCGCAAACACAAAAAAATTAGCACAAGCAAAAGCCGCTAAATTTGGCTATGTAGTTACTAATCCAAGTTTAGTTGCAACACGTCCAATCGACATACCAAACACACACGGTTTTTTACCTTCTAACAAACGTTTTCAATAATGGCAGACGCACTTTTAGTCACAAGACAAGATTTAGTTAAATTTACTTCGTTAAATGGAAATGTTGACACGGACAATTTTATACAATACATCAAGATTGCACAAGATACAGACTTGCAAAATTTTACCGGTACGAAGCTATTAGACAAGATAAAAGCGGACATAATAGCAAATACATTAAGTGGTAATTATTTAACGCTTACAACGACTTATTTAAAACCAATGCTTATACATTTAGCAATGAAGTATTATT